TTTAATACTCGTGGTATTTTAAGCAAGCCAATTTTATTAAATAGATTACAATTGGCATCTCAAGTATTAAACGATAACTCTAATAATCCTGTTGGAACTAGGTTTGGTATAGATTTAATTCCTTATAAAAGAAATGGCATTTATTATAATTATAAAAGTAAAAATCCATTTAGTATTTATAAAGAAAGCACACCTTATTTATACTTAACAAAAAACTCTGGAGTAGAGGTTCGTGGAGAGTTAAATATATTAGAAAATCGTGGATTATCCTTACCAATCAATAAAGAGTTATCAACCACCTATAGAATAAGCGCTATGCAATTATGGACAAGGTATGACCAAGACACATTTCCTACAACAGCAACAGAATTATTTGAAATTAATCACAAACAAGGAACTATTAAATTTTATGTTCAAGCCAACAGTACAGATGCAAACAGAGGAAAGATTTTTGCCTTAAATGAAAATGGCGTTGAATACAATGGTGTTGCATTTTATTTAAACGGATTTCTTGTTCGTGAACCAGTTTTATCAATAAAAGAATGGTCATCAATAGGTATATCATTTTTAACACCTCTAGTATTTAATTCGTATTTGGGAAATATTAATATCACTGGGCCTGCATTGTTTAATAATATTGCTTATTATCAGGCAAGCAGCCTACAAGAAATTGAAAGCAGCACAAACAGGCCTTGGTTTAAGGTGTTGACAGATGGAGTTACTACTTTTGATTGGCAATTTTGGTTTAATAACTTTACTTGGGATGGAATGCTTGTGGTTGGTTCATCACAATTTTATGGAATTAACCCCGCTGATATTTATAAAACATATATAGGAACTAATAAAATTATTGTTGATGATGGGGAGGGTCTTATTTATCAGCCTGAAAAATTAAAAGTATACACAGAAGTAGAATGGTCAACCACTGTATCAACACCAGTATAATCTGCTATACTTGTGGTTATGGAATCGTTAATAAATCCAAAAACTGGTAAGCCATATGTCAAAAATGTAAGGCGTAAGGTCATAGATAAGCATTATGACTGGGGTCTTTATGTATATAAGGCATCTAATGGTAAATGGTTTACAGACGGATCTGGATCTGTTTTGAATATACCCGCAGAACGTGGAGATTTATCTAAAATTTCAGAGTTAAGAAAAGTTGCTATGCATTATGGAGATGATGGTGAAGGCAAGGCAGTATTTGTTCCTGGGCTTACTAGAGTTAGCGAAGAAGAGTATTCAGAACAAAAAGAAAGATTAAAAGAAGGCTATATCCCATCAATGAATGACCTTGGTGCTTGGCATGCAGCACAACAAACATTAGATAAGTATGGAAGGGATTCGGTTGATGGAGAATAACGAAGAATATATTAGCGCAAGTCTTAATACAGAATATAAAGAAGATAATCGTTTTAAACAACAGGATCCTTTTAATAAAACTTGGAATGATTTAAAAGACTATGTAGGATTAGATCAAAATTTTCGTCGTAGAACTAATAGAAATTTGGCAAAATATGTTAGTCCAGAATCAGACACGGCATATTTAAATGCAGCCAATGTAACACCTACAGGAGTTGATGCTGGATCTAAGCAAATTAATCCTGGCACGGTATATAGAAATGGCTACGGACTATTTGATGTAATCACACCACCATACAACATGTATGAATTAGCAAACTTTTATGATACATCTTTTGCTAACCATGCTGCTATTGATGCTAAGGTAGAAAATGTTGTTGGTTTGGGATACCGCTTTGATATTTCAGATAGAACAATGTTAAGGTTTGAAATGAACGAAGATGCTGGTGCGGTAGAACGTGCTCGTAATCGTATTGAAAGAGCAAAAATCCAACTACGTGACTGGCTAGAAAATTTAAATGATGATGATAGTTTTACAAAAACTATGGAAAAAGTTTATACAGATCTTCAGGCAACTGGAAATGGTTTTATTGAGGTTGGAAGAACTGTTGCTGGAGAGATAGGATATGTTGGACATATTCCAGCAACCACTGTTCGTGTACGCCGTTTACGTGATGGCTTTGTTCAAATCATTGGTCAAAAGGTAGTATATTTTAGAAACTTTGGTGCAAAAAATCCTAATCCAATGGGCACAGATCCAAGACCAAATGAGATTATCCATCTAAAAGAATACTCTCCATTAAACACATTTTATGGTATTCCAGATATTGTTGCAGCCCTACCATCTTTAATTGGTGATCAACTTGCTTCTCAATATAATATTGATTACTTTGAAAATAAGGCTGTTCCAAGATATATTGTGACCCTAAAAGGTGCTAAATTATCTGGTGATGCCGAAGATAAGATGTTTAGATTTTTACAAACAGGGTTAAAGGCTCAATCACATAGAACGCTGTATATACCACTTCCTGGAGATAGCGACACAAATAAAGTTGAATTTAAGATGGAGCCTATTGAAAATGGCATTCAAGAGGGATCATTTAAAGAATATCGTAAACAAAATCGTGATGATATTTTAATTGCCCATCAAGTGCCTATTTCTAAATTAGGTGGATCAGATTCAGCAGCAATTGCAGCAGCCCTAGCACAAGATCGTACCTTTAAAGAACAGGTTTCTCGTCCAGCACAAAGGCATTTAGAAAAGATTGTAAATAAAATTATTAAAGAAAAGACAGATATTCTTGAGTTAAGATTTAATGAGTTAACATTAACTGATGAAATAGCACAGTCTCAAATCCTTGAAAGATATGTCAAGACTCAAGTAATGACTCCAAATGAGGCTCGTGAAAAACTAGATTTGCCACAAAGATCAGATGGAGATAATCCATTTATTATGTCTCCAAGACAAGCAACAGATGCTAGAGCAAATTTGGCAGGGAATCGTCAAAGAAATTCAGAAAGAACAAATAATAACTCTGATTCTACAACTACAATATCTGGAAGAAATGCACAAGGTGAAGGTAGATCGTCTCAATAGTTGAGAAAACGAGTGCTATAATATAACAATCATGTTATTAAATAAGGCCCATTGGGAAACTAAAGGCAATAATGTCCGTCTTTCAATGCCTATTGGCAAAATAGATGTTGAACGTCGTATGGTATCTGGTTTTGCAACTCTTGACAATGTTGATCGTCAAGGAGATATCGTAACAACAGAGTCTAGTATAGAGGCTTTTAAGAATTTCCGTGGGAATCTTCGTGAAATGCATCAACCAAGTGCAGTGGGCAAGATAGTATCTTTTAAAGAAGATAGATATTTTGATCCAAATGATAAAAAGTTTTACAGTGGTGTTTATGTCTCTGCTTATGTTTCTAAAGGCGCACAAGATGCTTGGGAAAAAGTTTTAGACGGAACATATACTGGTTTTTCAATTGGTGGAAACATTAAAACTTGGGACGATGCTTATGATGAAAAAATTGATAAAACAATTCGTGTAATTAAGAATTATGAATTACATGAACTTTCTTTAGTAGATAATCCAGCAAATCAATTTGCCAACATATTATCTATTGAAAAAGTTAATGGTCAAAATGTTGTTAGTGGCTATTTATCAAAAGCAGAAATTGAAAATGTTTTTTGGGATTCAGAAAATGGTATTGTAATGGTGTCTGATTCTGATTCAGCAAAAAGTCCAGTTAATGGCAACGAAATGCAAAATATTGGTTTTATAGAAAAAAGTGATAAAGCCAACGCAGAAATGATAAAATTCTTAGTTGATAGTGCTAAAGGCATTAATCCAATTAAGATTACTAAGGAGGTAAATCTAATGACAGAATCAACAGAAGCAGTTGTAGAAACTGCAGTTGAAAATGCAGAGGTTGCTCCAGAGGCACAGCCAGCAGAGGTAACTGCAGAAGCAGCAACAGAAGTTGTTGCAGAAGCAGAAAAAGTTGTTGCAGAAGCAGCAACAGAAACCGCTGCAGTCGCTGAAGAGGCACCAGTAGTTAAAGAAACTGCTATTGCTAAATCAGAAGATGGAAGTGCAGATTCTTCTGTTGCCAAGGCAGCAGTTGAAGTAGAGAATGCAGTAGAAAAATCTATCTCAGATATTAAAGAAGAAGTTGCAAAAGCAATTTCAGAAGTTAATAGTTCTCTTACAAATGCCTTTGGCGATCTTACTGCAACAATCAAATCTCT